ATCACTATATTCAGTCACAAGGTGATAACCAGTAATACCCGCCTGATATTCATTTCCCATAAAAGAATTAGTTTCAGATAAAACATCTAAATGGGCCGTTGGTTTCACTTGTGTAACACCATCCGTCCCAGTTACTCTAACAGTGGTATCATCGGGATATGTTTGCAAATCATAAACAATGCCAAATTCTGCTTCGCTTTGCTGATGTAAAAATGGCCGCAAATCACTACCAGTTACTTGGTCATAATCTATTGATTCTTCTTTTCTGTTTTGGCTAATTCTTTCGTGGATTTCTATTTTATTAATAGCCAATCTGGGGTCATGTCCTTCATCATTAACAACATTACCATCAGTATGCAACCATAAACGCTTAATATCTACTGTAGGTGGAATATAAGATATTCCTCTACTATTTGGATGTGGATAAATAATCCAATAATCTGTATCAGTGCAACAACCATAATTTCCACCAGAAATACCATCTGCATTTAATGCACCATCTGCAACTGCAAATGGTGTGAACTCACACGGTGTCCAACCACCCGAACATCCTTCATATCCCAATTCATTATTATTTAAATCAAAGTCAGGGCAATGGGCATTATGACCATTTATGTCTGTAATGTTTGTACTTAACGGACCAACAAATTGAGTTTGACCACTTGGAATATCATATGGATTATGGGCAGTTACGCCCCATTCGGGAACTGTTCCTCTACCGTCACCACCCGATACAGAACACGCAAAAGGATTATATCCTTGTGGGTATAAATCAATCCCTGCGGAGTTGTTTCGTAAGTTTTCGTATGTTTGGAAACGATATGGTGTATAATGTCCGATGAGTGTATTTTCATATACTCTAAATTCATTATGTTGACCATCAACTGTATCGATTCTTCTTCTGTAAAGGAGAACTTCGCCAAATACTTCCATTCCGGCCGGGTGAATGATTTTCTTAATGACATCAATCCATTTTTCAAATGACGATTCTACTCGTAAGACATATGAAAATTGTTGGAAGTAATGACTATCTTGAATCTTTTTGTTGGATGATAATTGCCCATCCGTACCTTCGTAGTAGCCAGGATAATCAGAAACTCCACCAAGGTTAATATCTAATACTGCATCCGTGCCGAACGGGCTGTCCACAACCACTGTCCATTCAGAAATATCTTGATAGTTAAAACCAAAATCAATAATTCTAAGTTTTTTAATAGAACCCAGTTGAATCTCTTCGTCCGTTTTATACAAACTATTTTGAGTATCAACTTCATCTACTCTTGCTAAAAATCCAGAACCAACTGGATTCTTTGTTGGGTCTGAACTTTTTAAACGAATAGTTTCGCCTGGTTGATAATCTTTACCACCTTCCGTTATGGTAACCGATTCAATAACAGGAAAAACAAATTCTTTTAAGAGGTTTCCATCTCCGTCTAATCCTTCAATATTTCTTGAAGGATTAAATGTACCAAATGCTCCTGCTAGGAAAAATTCTGCAATCTGTACACCATCAACTGGATATAATTGTAAATCTGAAACTCTTGCGTATGCAATAATTTCACCTGAATCATTTCGTTGTTTGATTTCTTGTTGAAGTAAACCGAAAAGATTAACATCGTTGTTGGATGTAGTTTTGATTGATTTTCTTTGTACCCATTTACCATCTGACAAACGAAGAACATCTTCTTTGGGGTAATAGAATTCAATCGATGAATTATAGAGAACACGAAAAAGAAATTCAAAAGATTTCTCAGAACCTTTGGCTCTAAAAAACTGTCTAATATTTTTAATAAGATTTTTTTGATTAAGTGGATTGCCATTAGAATCAACGGCAAGTTTCTCTGGGAAATGTAATAGATATTCCTTTCTGAAATATTCAACAAACGAATCAAATGTACTGTCTATGTCTCTTTGAGATAATAAATCTAATCCACCATCAAACGCCCCAACATCACCAGTAGTTTCCAACCACTCATAATATGCTTCCAAAAAGGAAACAAACATGGGGTGGTCTGCCTTAACAAATCTAGGCAGTTGAGATGAAACCTCTTGGGATAGTAGGGGGTGGTTGTTCATTTATTTTATCCGCTACCAGTCGAAGTTGCAGCCCACAAGTTAATTCCACTTGTTGCTTCGGATGATGTTCCGCTATCAACGCAGAATCTAGTTTCAATTGGGCTATTCACATTTGTTACTTGAGTGACTGATGTAATTCTTGCATCTGTATCATTTTCATCAACCAATAAAATCATATCTCTTCGAACAGACATTTCACCTGCTCGTTCAGCAGGAACTACAGTTATTTTCAAATAAACACCACTGATGAGTGCATGTGGATTGAAGGATTTTAATTCTACAATACCGTTGCAATAATCAACTGTACCTGCGGTGGTATTAATATATCGTTTTTTATTGTCGTCTATTACATAAATTCTTACATTACCCATACCATCGTCATCAATGTAACCTGTAGAATATGGGTCAGCATCTGACGCCTTCTCTGGGTCAAAGATGGAAAAACCATTACTAGTAAGAACAGAACCACACCCTGCACCAACTGGATGCCAAATGGCATTGTAGAAATTAATCTTATATGAAATGGAAACATCAAAAGTCGGTTCGAATCTTTTTTGCATTCGAATATCTGTTGCTGTTCCCATGATAGAAACATCCAACGAATCCAAATATGCTGAGAAATTTGAATAACGGAAGTGATTGTCGAATTTTTCTAACGATGATGTTGCATATGTTGACATCCCCGTTTCAATTAAACTTTGAATTTGACTTGCTGATTTATTGGTCTTGGCTGGTACATAATGAACAACCGAGTTGAAAAGAATATACACATAATCTGGGTCAACAATTTCTGGTTGAATACCAACTAGGTTTCTTTCTTTAAGAATAGTATTCCGCAAAGAAATCTTTTCTAGGTCACTGAGAACGGTGCCATTTTTTGGTTTAACTGCAACAAAAACTTTTCCATAGGTAGGTGGGTCATTATCCTCACCACCCCAAACACGAACAGAATCTGCGAATGGGTAATCTCTACCAATTAAGAATTCATAATCACCAACAGTTACTGCTCTTTCTTGTGCTTGATAACTTCTTGGTGCATAATATCTAATAGATTCATCTGATTCTCTGTCAGCACCACCTTGTGCATGGTCAACAACAGTAATGTCGTATCCATCTGGCATAGTAAATGTTGGTGTTCCTTCGACTTCATTGTATCCGATACCATTAGAATCTTCACCATTCGATGCCATATATTCAACGATAATTACATTATTGTTTTCGACTGCTTGACCTGCAATGTCATCACCAAAGAAAATTTCATATAGACCATCATTAGTTTCTTGTAGAAAATAAACTTTTGAAGTTGGTGTTAATAGGTTTGTGTCCAATCCTCTGTCCCAAGGAATATCATACCCCTCAATATCTTCTGTTGATTTTTGAACCCGTACAATTAGAGTGGATGTGTCGATTTTATCAGATGTAATAATAAACTTTTGATTTTCATTATTTGAATCTACAATAAATGATTCGGTTTTAAATTCACCTTCAACGACTTCTACATTTTCGATAGTCCATTCAATTGTTGCACCATCACTACTACTGAATCTGGTAGGAATATATTTTAATGGTGTTTGATTTCTGAATGTATATGACGAACCGTCTGATGCGATTGCAACAAAGGGAGTGTTTCTTTCTAGGTATCCTAAAGAGCCAGGAGTATCGGCACTTTCAGCAATAATTTTTAAATTTGTTCTAGAAGAAGTAATAGACCGTGGTGTATATCCCAACTGCTTTGCATGAGAAACAATAGAATCTCTAATGGTTGCAGTATCCAAAAACATTTCATTAGCAACCATGTTGGTATAGAAGCCAGTATAGTGAGTGTTATACGCAAGAATATCTAACAGAACATTTAGTCCTGACCCTGTAAAATTGTAATCTTTGAATTTGTCTTGACTTGCTAAGAAAGTAGAAAAACTTTTCTTCAGGTCATCGAAATCTAAGTTCAATACTTTCAAAGAAGATTTATTGGTAGTCATTATCGTATCCTCTCTAATCTAACGGGTACTTCAATTATTTGTTCAGTGTTTCTGATACGAAATGCAACAGTAACATCAAGGCGGTTCTTGTCATTGTCAGAATTTATCAATATATCAATAACCTCAATTCGTTTTTCATATATGTCTAGTGTATGACGAATTGCTTGTTCTACTCTAACTTCGGTGAGTGGTGAGGGGTTTTCAAATAGTTGGTCAGAAATTCGGCATTCCACATCAGGTTGCATCAACCTTTCAAATCTCGATGTTAAGACCAAATTCCGAACAGACCGTTTTATCGCAATATCGTCTGTTAAAATATTAACATCACCGCTAATAGGATTGCGGGTAAAGTCTAGGTCTATATCAGAAAATCTGTTAGTTTTTGCCATGTTATTTAATTTTCATCTTTTTCATTTGTTCTCTGTCCAATTCAATTTGAAGTTTATTTCTGGCAGCAATCAATAGGTCTGGAATATTAGATTCCACTATTTCATCAACCTTACTCCATGAACACCATTGACACATAACAAAACCACTAAAATAGTTATTCTTATATAGCGGAATAATAGAATATGCCAACACATTGGCAGCCATTAATTGTTGTTTTGAGTAATTATCACCATCTTCGATTGGAAGATTAAATGTACACTTTCCATCTTTAGTTTTTTCTAAAAGATGATGCATTGTGGACATTTGTAAGTCTCTCCAATTTGGAGATTCGGGAGATACACCAGTTCTTACAGATTCGTGGGTCATTGTTAATTTTGCCATAGAATTTCCGTCAAAGAAACTACCACCATTATGGAATTGAACAACTTGTGTTCTAGCACAATCTAATTCAACTCGAAGTTCAGTTAAAATTTCATGAACTCTACTATTACATCTCCAATAGTTGTTGGGGAGATATGTTTTTTTCTTTTTTTTCCTAGTTTCTATTGCTTTATATAAAACAGGTAATGCAAAAAATACACCGGCAACCAATGCAACTGCAACTAAACCCACTTCCATCCAAGAACCAACTATATCAACGCCTCCGACTTCATTGTCAGTTAATTGAGTATCATACTGGGCTTGAATGTTATTTAATATTGATGTGATATAATATATCATTATTTCTCCGAATAGTATAGTATTTCTTCATTTTATGTATGAATCAATTTAAATAACAATACCATATGAACCACCATCAATTTTAATTAGATGGTCATGTGTCACATCAGAAGTTAACCCCAATGAGGACTCTATTGTTTTAAATCTTGTTTCGATAGCGGCCGCTGCCCCTTGAGCCGCTTCAGCGTGGGCCGCACCTTGTGTTCCATCACCAGTTACTCCCTCCATGATTTGGTCCATGTCAACATCAATCACATCAGGAAGTTTATCATGTATTTTTTGTGGAAGATTTTGAGTGTTTATTGCTTTCTTTAGTGCAGGGCTTGCAATATTATTTTCAATAAATGTTTTTGCAAAACAATCACCATCTGGACTTGTCATGGATGATACTCCAGAACCAAGGCCCTTCTTTACAACATAACTAAATGCTTTGTCGAAATTTGCATTGTCACTATTCCTAATATTATTAAGATTGGTTGCGGTCTGCTGTGCTTGGTTAATCAAATTACCAAGATTTCCAGCCTGGTCACCATTGTTGATAGCAGTCGTAATCTGTGACATCAAACCTTTTGCTGTTGTTAAATCATCTTTACTTTTTGTGATTCCTTCAAACATCTGTGAGAAATTATCTTGCTTTTTGTTTTGCATGGATTCTTTATCACTATTGAACGCTCCTGCAATCCCTATGATTTTTGAAAATTCAGCAACATCACCCTTTCCTGAAAGTTTATTAGAGTGACTTTGGAAATCACCTAACATTGCATTGATACCCTGTAAGGTTTCTGTCATACTTCCAGTTGGGTCAATATCATCAGGTACAGAACTTGGCATTCCACCAACCAAATCACCAATATCTCCACCCACAGGATTTTTAAATGCTTTCCCGTTCATCACTGCATCCATGACTTGTCGGGTGCCTTTTTCAATGTCGATTCCTTTTGGAGTACAATCGCCTATTAAACCCATCAGTTATCCTCCTTGTCTATGAATATTTCTTTACCAAGAACAGGACTACTCTTCCACGGTTGACCTTTTGGTTGACCAATCATTGAAGGACACCAATCTCCACCGAAATGACCTTTGGATTTCATGTCCTTCAGCCAATCTTCTCCAAAATTAGCAATTAAAAAATCATCACGCTTTTCACTGTGAGTGTTGTGATAGTATCTGCTTTGGTATACTACCTGTTCGAATGGTACAAATTGTTTCACATCAACCTCCCGCAAAAACATTTCCAGACCCACTCGCACATGCAGAACCACATGCAACGGGGTCACCAATTCTTGCGAGTTGTAAACTATTAACAAATACCGTACTAGAACCTGCGGCTAGTGTACTACCATGACACGGAGGTCCACAACAATGACTTGACCAACTATCTCCCTGCCTGTGAGCAGGAATTCCATTGATAAAAACATTTGGTGAGGCCTGATTGTTGGGTCTTGAACCAAAACATCCATGACCTGTACAAACATCTCCTAATCTGTGTACTGCTGGCATTACTTTCTCCTAGTTAATGTGAACCGTGCTACCCTGAATGACTGTTCTAGAATTACTCTTAAAGAGGTGGGTGGTTTGTGAAAGCATATTAGTATGCAATTTAACATTCGAAGTTCTGAATCCTGTCGTAGTAGATTCAATAATATTTTTCCAAGCCTCTTTCTTGTAAGTCATATCTGTTTTAACATGTGTGTCTTTACCACTATGGGAAAACCGTCTCTTCCCGACCCGTTCTGTCATATTGCCTGTAATATCTAGGGTATAATTTCCGTTCACATACCCATTCACATTACCTTTATGTAATGTATAATTCAAATCACCCTTATCAATCTCAAGGTTTACATTAGAATTAGCACCAAGTTGAATGTCAATATTATTGTCCGACTCAGAATCTGAATTGACTAAAATTTTAAGACCTTTGTCAATCGTAGTTGTTTCCTTACCATCGATATGAGTGTATTTGTCTTTTAGGATAATTTCATAATCATCCAATACAACCTTTGTTACCCTAGTTCCATTCGGATGAATTTCTTCAAATGTTCCACTTCGATGATATTGATGAAGTCTTTCTGCTCCAGGCGTATCATCTACCTCAAAAGTGTGTCCTGATTCAGATTCATATACATGGTTGTGTGGGTATTGTGTTGCATATGGTGTATTGGGTTCTGTCCACTTCTCTTTGTATGTTCCATCCGTTCTAGGATTTCCACCTACTGCAACAACTCCTAGATGAGATTTACCAGGCGGAACAGAGTTTTTCTTTTTGAATGCTTTTGGAACATCTTTATCCTGTTCATCTTTTTTCAGTTGAACTATAGTCTCATCTATTGTTTCGTTTCGTGCAAGTCTGTTTGTATCTGGTTCATCGAGAGCCGCTCTGTGCGGGCCACCTCCTGTATGTTTAGGATAGTTCTTGCCCTTCTTTTCGTTTTCAAGTTCTGCACCTTTACCATCTCTGTGATAAATTTGCTTTTTGAATTCGTCTTTGGGCGCCCCCTCTAATTCGTCACTTGTTCGTGGGTCATTGAAGCCGGTTTTAATATCGGCCTTCTCTTCTGGAATACCACCAATCGAACCCATAATAACGGGTTCTTGTGAAGATGCACCATCACGGAAAAAACCAACAACCCAAGAGCCAGGAATTAAACCAGTTGGTGAATTACCAATACCACTAATAGCGGCACTAGTAATTGGTTGAACAGGATAAGCCCAAGGAAGATGTTCGGTTTTAATGTTTTTCTTATCATCAATATGATAACCAAGAATTCGAACACGACAACGACCCAACATTAATGGGTCATCAATGTCTTCTACAACTCCTTGCCACCAAATAAACGAGTGACCAACAAAATCTCTAGGGGTTTCATTAGGCATCTGATTTCTTCTTTGTCTTTCCTAAGTTTTTAAAACCATTCTTAATCTTAATCTGCGATATAATTCTCTTAGTCATTGGACTTGTTAATTCACTAGCAAATCCGTTTCTTCCAAAGATTTCTTTTCGTTCTTCTGTATCTAGATGCTCTTTCATCTCTTCGATAAGTTCTACGATTTCTTCAATTGCAGTCTCATATCGTTTACCATTTATCAACATCCATCCAACAACACCAATGGTGGCTAAGAAGCCCACAATTAAAACAATTAAACCAACCATAGCAATTTCTTCGAGATAGTATTGTGATGCGGCCGCAAAACCAACAGTAAGCATACCAACGGCTAAAACAATTGCACCAAGCCTACCATTCACCCAAAAGGCAATGAAGGCACCACCCACTAACATTCCAAACCCTATTACAAAGAATAGAGTTATGAAACTATGTAAATTTTCAAGTGCTTCTTTCCGAACTTCCCTATCGGACTGTTCGTACTCTGCGACCAAATCCTCTAGTTGTTCTATCTGACCCACAGCGGCTGCAACTCTGTTGTTTGCCGCTTCTAAATCTTCTAGAGATTCGTCTATCCGAATTTGTTCTTTCTGTGCATCGTCTACCGTTTCTTTGATTTCCTCTGCGGAATTCTCGATACTGTCGAGAGTCGGGTCGATGTTGTAATTTCTGTCCTCTGGAACGAGAGCGATATCGTTCAGAATTGCATCTGCTTTCTGGTCTATCGTTTCCAAGTCGTTCCCGATGACTTCTGATGCGTTCGTTATCTCGTCCGTCTGTTCTCTCTGCTCCCTCACGCTGTCCACCACGGTTGAAGCGGTGTTCTCTGGATGGCCGTTCATGTCTTGCAGTGCTTCGCAACTGAGTAAAGTCAAACTGCATAGTGCGATTATTGTTAATGTTTTCTTCATCATGTCTCACCTCATTCTGTGGTGGAGCAACACTAACCACCATTCCCAATATTAATGCCTTTAACATATGTATCTCACTTTCTCTTATGTCGTAGGTAAACCATCTCTTGAGTTATCTTATTTTGTACAATAATGGCTTTTCTTGGGTATTTGTAAGCAAATTCATAAATTTCCGCACCTTCGCCGGACTCTCTATCAAAATATCTTTTCCAGTGTTCAAATTTCTTTTTACCCTGAACACACTTATAGTATACATCAGGTGATACTTCAAACACATCACAGCCAGCAAATTTCTTTCTTTTCTTCTTTACTGGTGGGTCTTCGCCAGGAGCAATGCCTGCAACTTCACCACCACCAACATTGTTGGCAGCGGCATCAACGGATTCTGTAACCTTTTCAATTTCGTTATAGGGATACCCACGAAGTGGATTGACTAATAAACTCTTTTTATTCTTTCTACCACATCGTTTATGAATAGTACATGCATCATCATCTGATATTTCTTCTTCAATGGATTCTTTGATGCCTTTCTTCTTTCTCCATCCAAGAACAGTATGAGCATCATTAACTTGGTCAGCCCAATTGCCTGGTCCAGTAGTTGCTTTTCTTGCTTTTGGATTTGCCTTCATTGCTTCGCCAGCATCTTTTATGATATATTGCAATTCATCTTTTGATAAATCCCAAAATCTGATATTTTCTATACGAGCGGCACCTCTTGGTCTACCATCGCCCATTTTCCATTTTGTTGCTTCATCCATTTCAACGGATTCTGGGTACATAGGATTTGTAAGTGGTCTGGTCTTCCTTGCAAAAGTCTTTAGAACATCTCCAACCTTTGCATCTGGGTCAAGAACGATAGTGAATCCCTTTCTTTGACCACCACGATTGGATGATTCTTTTCCCGAATTATCTCTTGTGAGATTCGCCGCAACGACCTTGCCCTTTTTGTCTACGATTGCGTATACATCTTTTCTTCGTTCATCCAGTTCAACGGATTCTTTGATACCAAGAGTTTGGGTCTTGGTACTAAGACCATCCATTATATCTTTGAGGGTCTTAGTGTCGTTGGAATTGAGTTTGAGTTTTTTAGCAATTTCATCAGAAGATTTACCTTCTTTATCCCACATTTTCATTATGGTATTGCCGTATTTTTTCAGTAACTCCAGTTGCTTCCCTTCATCCAGTTCAACGGATTCATTTTTTGCTTTTGTCAATGCCCAAACTTTAGATACGAATTGTGTGAACTCACCAATTTTTAATCTGCCAGATTTCTCAGAGGAGTTGATTTTTGCGTTTCCTGTATAACTATATTTCACTACATCTTTTGGTTCGATAGTAAAAAACCACTCACCCCGACCACGGTTTTGGTGGTATGCCCATCCCGCATCAATACTAGTATCTACCTCATCCGGCATATCTTTAGTAACATAATTACCAAATGAATCTGTCCATTTTGTTCTTCCAAATGTGAGGTCGATAGCCCATATAATCTTTATTGCTTCGGCATGTCTTTTCTCAAGTTCTCTCCTGAAATCTTTTGCTTCATCCAGTTCAACGGATTCTTTGATACCAAGAGTTTGATTAATGTGAAGGGCAACTGATTGGGGTGTACCTTCAAACTCACCTTTACCGTGGTCAAAAGTAACTCTGACATTTCCGTGTTTGCGAGTTGTCAGAAGCATATGTTTGAATGGGGTTTTGGTAACTCCACCAGTCTTTTTGATGTTGATACCATAACCTTTTTTAGAACCGATTTCGGCATTCTTAATCACACTGTCTGCTGTCCATGCTTCATCCAGTTCAACGGATTCTTTTAATTGTTTAGCAGCCTCTTTGGGGTCAACACCATCGTAGTAAAGTTGTAACATGTCTGTTGGTTTAACTTTCGAATAAGAACCCCTTAATTTTTTGAGTTCTTTTTCAAACACATCAAACCACTTAATCAGTGGTTTTTGGTCATCTTCAGATAGGGTTAGTAACTTTATGATATTTTCTTTTAACATTAAACCTTCTCCACATTTGAATAAGAGATTACAATATTTGTACCATTAGCATTATGTATATGAAAAAGGGGCACACCGAGTTCAGAACCAAATGAATTAATATCTTCATCTAGTTTGATAATTTCATTAGTTTCAGATATATCATCTGTCACATGATATGTCCCTCTTGGGATTGTGTTGTGGGTGACATCTTCCTTGATGTCTTCGATATTGAATTCGCCTTCAAACACTTGGTCGATGAACATTTGTTCGATATCAACTTCAGTAGCCCCATCTTTCTTTGCTTCCTCTCTCAGAAGCCAAAGGGCAGCGGCAAAAGAGCCAATCCTTGAACGAACGAATGGTACTTTGTTGAACACCCGTTTTACACTAGCAATAAGCCTATTAAAAGCACCATAGGAATTCTTTTGCTTCCTAGTTCTATCTTCTGGTTCTACAATTACCTTACCATTTTCGTCAATGACACCTTCTTTGTAGGCATCCCACGATTTCCATTTAATGGTTAGTCCTTTGATAAACCTGTATGCAACATAAATGTCAACTGCACCCATTATAGATTCCTTAAAACATTAGCGATATGTTCATCTATAGTTATGTTTTCGAACAACTCACCGGCATCCATATGGGTTGGAACATATTCCAGATATATTAAGAAAGTCTTAAGATATTCGTGTAAGTCTCGTTCCATCTTGAAAAATAACATTCTAATTCCCGGCTGAACACCAAACACATTGCAAAAAATAATAATGTGATTCAGGATGAGTCTTTCCCGAAGCACATTATTTCGTTGATACTTTCTAAACAATCTTTTAATATACTTGGTTCGATTTAAATCTTCTTGAAATTCATCAACGCCCATGCAATGAGGGTTTTCGTAAGCCTTCATTGCGTATAATATATAATTGCTATCCGTTAATACACCGAATTCCATATCAAATAAAAGTCCTTAGTTATTAACGGTATTTCTTAGGCAACAACTCGTCCCAATTTCCTTCAGCGGCCTCTGCTTCAAATTCATCTCGCAATCTCATTGCAACATATTCTCTAACATCTTTGGGGAACATTGTTCTTGCATCATTCCCTGTGGAGAATTCTTTTGAATAAAGTTTAGCGGCATCATCCACAGCATACATGAAAAGTTTAACAGCCTTTTTGCTATCATACTTGTCCTGTGCCATCTTGGTGATTGCATTCTTATAGATGGGTTGCAATCTTTGTCGATACAGTTGTGCATGATTCACGGTGAACACATAAAGTTCATCACCTTCTATAGATTCTGAGAATTCCCTATAAGATTTCATTATTCTGATTCCAATTCTTTGGATACCATGCCTTGAAATTTATGAATTTCTGCATTAGAATAAATCTTATTGGTTGTCCTGAGTTTATCCATGATGTCTGCTCGTAAATTATTTTGACTAGTTTTATGAGTCTCTGCAACATCTTTTGCTAATGAAGTGAACTCATCAGGTGTTATCTGATTATTAGTGACACTTCGGATGCTGGCTAAAATATCAGGCATTTCTTGTGTTAGTTTGTCTTGTTCGCCAAATGGATTTACATTAGTACGCTTTGGTTGTTCCATGTTATTGCTCTCCTCTAAATCGTTTTTGCTGTTGCCAACAATTTCTAAAGTTTTATCTGCCTTCTTAGGCTTCTTACCTTTATATGTAGTGACTTGTTCTTCAGTCGAATCGTCTGAATCTTTCTTCTTTTTCTTCTCTTCATCTGGAGCAGGTGCGGCGTCACCACTAGCAGGTGCTTTTGCATCAGCGGCCACTTTAATTGCTTTGGCCTTTGCTTTATTGTAAAGTGCAACAGTTTTAGCATCTACATTATCATAAATCTCAATGGTTTCTTTAAGAGCAAATTCACCCGCAGTGTTTTTATTTATCATTTTACCAAGCATCTCTTTCGCTCTATAATCTAAATCTCTCCAGTCATCTCTAGAAAAAGAAGATGGTAATCTTGCATCTTTTAAAAAGTCTACTCTTTCTTTACGAGAAAGTTGATTCCAGTGAAGTGTCTCTGCTTCGTTTATATGAGTATTTTTATCAAAACACTCATGCACAATATCTCTAAAGGATTTTTCTTTATCAGAATTTAAATCAAACATCTTTTGTTCTCGCATCAAGTGTTCTCGCATCGAATGATAGACGAGCAGACTTATTTAATTGAGGGGTTGTGTCTTTAGAAAGATGTTTAACATATAAATCCATAACGGATTCATTTCTTCTCATCATATCAAGGGATAACTTCATATATTCCTTGTGGTTTCTTCCGTATTTTGCAATGATGGCATCGGCAATATCCTTCGGGTCGGGGTCGCCACTATTGTACAGTTGCTTGTGTGTATTACTGATAATATTATCTAATCCTTGGGCGCCATTTGAAGATTGCATTTCTCGATACCACTTTTTATCCATTGCTTTCTTGAGTTCATCGTGTATATCCATAAAGAATTCTTTCATCTTACCTTCATCCAGTTCAACGGATTCGTCCATAACAAATTGTGTTTGCTTGGAATCAATAAAATTCTTGTACTCTTTCTCGACATACTTTTTTACTTTCTCAAGTTCTTTCTTTGAACCATTGAAAGAAATATCCCAACCCGCACCACCAGAACCACTGCCACTATAACTCTTGAATTTCTTATCGAGGTCTTTTTGAATTTGGCGACCTAGTGTACTAGTATACTCTGGTTTGTTGAATTCGAATGAAAGAACCCAATGTGATTCTTCGTCTAGTTCAACGGATTCACCTAAAAGACCGTGGCTTCGTGCATACTTACTGATTGCCCAATCCTTATGGGGATGTGAACCATAGTAAGCAAAAATCTTTACTTTGCCTCTCTTCGGGTCACTTGTAATTGCCATTACATATCCATCGACACCTGGCGAGCCTGGTTCTGGACCACCACCGGCAGCCTTACCAGTAAATTGAAAAACACCAAACACCGAGTTACCACCAAGAACAGACAACTTAGAATTGACCATTGGGAACTTTCCGCTTTCGATACCCGCTTTGATTCTTGCCTCAGGTTCGTGGGCGTGTGGTAGTCGTTTCTCGTCTAGTTCAACGGATTCATCATACGGACCATATCCTTTGGGTGTTACTTCAGAAGTTGAATGAGAGAATTCACCTTTATTCTTGTGTGCATATTTCCCGATTGCTTTTTTGTGCATGTCCGTGGTCATACCAGTAATAACGACTCTATACTTGCCCTTGTATCTTTCGACACCAGAGTTTGCCAGCCCTACACCAGAATTCTCGACATCCTTTGCAAATTGTTTTGCATTTCTTTCGTTTTTAAAATCCCAAAATACTTTTGGTTCTTCTCTTCCTTCATTCATTTAGTTTCACCCTTCCAATTTTTATCGACATAATTGAAGAACTCTTTCTTCTTGTCGTCTTCTAAATCATCGGGGGAACTGGCACCGAACTTCTTGAGTGCGGCTTTAAAGAACTTCTCGTACTCTTCATCTTTACCTTCTGTTGCACAATTACAACCTTCCCATTCTCCGCCTTCTTTTATATACCAACGAGTTGCTAATGCAAGAGATGCAAGAGATGGATGGTCGGTAATATTTCTTTCTGCTTCCACCAATGAACTCTCCCACAAAGTAGAATTCGTGGGTTTGCATTGGTCAGCAACAGTGAATGCTTCATTAACTGCAAGGAAATAATAGAGAGAATCGGGGGTAGATTCTAGGTCATCATAACTTGCTTCTTTAAGTTTATTAAATGCATCAATGTAACTACCTTCAACAATTAAAGAATGAATGTTTCGAAGGAATTCGTTTTCATCTAGTAAAGATTCACTGAGTGATTCTATTACTAGAGGATTCGCTTTTACATCTGCTGTAGTAGCAAAGTCGTAAAACATTTCAATAAGAGGTCTGTGTTCAAACATCCAATCATTAAACTCTCTAGAGTTCATATTCAGAACATATCGTTTAGATACGCCCCCAAGCGATTCAGCAATTCCCATTCGAGTATCGTTTCCTGAAATAACAGACCACAAAACATCTAAATGAATATCTCTGATGTGCGTTCCCGCAACATCATTTTCTCTAAACTCTTGTACAGATTCAGCGATTTGTCTATACGATTTCATAACTTTAAACCCCTTTGATTACTTAATGACCAACTTTCATTCTCCAATATGCTTTTCCATTTGGAATCTAATGTATTTAGTGTTATTCTTGCTTTCGGGAATTCGTTTTCATCTAAAGTAAATTTCTTATTAACATTAACACTATAATTGAGGATTTCTAAGAATTTTTTACCCAATAAGACCTCATATACATTTTCATCTCGGTCTGCAAGACTGAACTCAACATCAGTATATTTAGTACCATTAATAGTCATGTCCATTTTCACAACCTGTCTATCTCTTCTTTCCCCTGCACCAACATGAATATCAACAACTTCATGAACTGGTTTTGTTATTCGTTTCTTTCCAAACAAATCAAATGATACCTTGTTGCCTTTTACTTCAATGTTTTCAGCATGAAGAGCGTTCCAAGAACCATTACCTGTATCTAGTTTGGCTTTTACCTTTTCACCACCAATTTCAACCCATTCAATATACCCCACATCTCTACTTGAAAACACCCAATTGTCTCTATCTGAAATGTAATCAATGATATGGTTAGTTAAATCTTGACCAGTCACCACGCCCTTTCGAACATAATAACTTTGGTATCCATCCATGCCTGAGCCAGGTGAACCATTAATTTCTAATGCGTATAATTTTCCATTTACTGTGATGTGGTCAACACCACAAAGATAGCAACCAGACATCTTAGAAACCTTGTGTACGAAATCTTTTTCTTCTTGAGATAGTTTATGTGGTTTAGTTTCATTACCCAGAGACTTGTTTGTTCGGAAATCTTTTCCACCCTTCATTCGTTTTGCTGAAGCAATAATTTTGCCATTTAAAACGAGGGTTCGAACATCGAACTTAATTTCCATATATTCCTGAATAATCAATTCAGCATCAAATTTCCAAAGAGACTGAAGAACTGATTTAAGTGATTCATATGATTCGACTTTAGAAACACCGATGCCTTCAGCACCAGTTAAAGTCTTAACAATCATTGGGAATTTTCCACCAATCTTTTTAACAGCAAGGTCAATAGATTCTTCGTTGTTAACAAATGCTGTTCTTGGTGAGGGAATCCCATGTCGTTCAAACGAAAGAGCCGTTGCTAGTTTATTCTGGCAAAATCTCATTGCTTCTGCACTGTTGATAACAAATGCCCCTGCTTGTTCAAACACCTGAACCAATCCCAGACCACCATGTGTTACGATTGCAGAACCTCGGACAAACACAACTGTGTTATCCACATTTAATTTAACTTTTCTCTTGTCTCCATCATAATTGTGGATGATAAGAGAATTATCTGTGGCGTCTTCATCCGCAACATATGCTTTATCTACAAGAATAGGATAAAATGATATCCCTGAAGTCTTGCAGGCCTTCTCTAATTTCTCTGCTGTTCCTTTAAGTTCATCATCACCCTGTTTAGTAAGAACAACAACAGTTAATTTGCCTGATTTCTTTCTAAGTTTACCAAAAGAAATGGGGTCATGTGCTTCTCGAACACCTGCTGATTTTCGAAGAGCATTATATATTTTCTTTTTTTCGGCATTTGATGCTGAAGAAGGCATACTTTCTGAAAATGAATCCCAGTCACCATCAGCGGCAAATTGCCTCACCTTTGAACCAGATACACCACTAACATCTGTTGCATCGGGGTCACGATTCCCTGCACTTACAACTTCAAATTCAAAATTTAAGGCCGTCTTTGGGTCTTTACCATTGATATATGGTTTAACCATATTTTCAAATTCTCTCACTCGGTCTGAACCCACAACCATAATAACCTTTGCAACACCTCTATCACTCATCCACTTAAGAGCCGCAAAGGGATTGTGTATTGAAGAATTATCAACAATCTCCACATTCCTGAAAGCCTTCTTCATAAATTTAACTTTATCTTTGTGCTTTATTGGGTTTTTTGCATCACCCTCTTTAGCACTAGGAAAAACCATAGCAGTTCCACGAACTCTTGAAGCAACACTTGCAACCTTATCAATGAGTAACTGATGCCCAGAGGTGGGGGGCTGGAAACGACCAAAAGTGAAGACAATGGTATCACCTTTGGCTTCTACCATTTTCTTCTTCGTACTGTTTTGTTCGTTGTGTTTCAAAATCACCTCCTAGTTAAAACCACCAACTGAGCATCAAATTACTCAATTGTGGGTCACTTATTCCAAGGCGCTTTTGATTTAATCCAGTTCCACAGAGGAACGCCAACTAGGGCCCCACCGACAAAGCATAAAATGCTCCACCAAACGGTCCCCAAACTTTCGCTAATAAATGCTAATGTGTTCATAACTTTTCTCCTTTATTAAGTTGCTGAAGTCTCTTCAACGGCACACTCAAACCCGAAACTATAGTATACAGTCTCAGGCTATCTTTATTATCCTCATATATTCCACGATGCAACACTGCATTGGGACACAAAGAAGACAATGTATCAAAACCATAGGATAAACTATCCATCAATCCTGGCGTATTTTCCATAATATCTTTACTTCCAACTGCCACACATGCGGCAACCTTGGAATCAGAAAGTTCTGCTTCACTGAGAAGTGTTTTCTCAATATTAGATTTAATTGCACTAGATACTTTCTGTTCATCTCCAAACTCTTTAAGTTTTGCAACGCCCATTACTAATACACCACCACATCTTAATACACCCGCATAATCTGTGGGGTCAAAGGATGTATATGGTGAAGCATTACTAGTAAGAACATTAAAGACATGGAACAAACCAGATATAGTATTGTTTACTGTAGGCCAGAATTGCTTAACAGTTAATCCACGGTACATTTTTTCAATTTTAGAATTGTCTATAATAAGAAGTGGTGAAATCGCACCAGTTTCTGCACACTCCCCAACAGTTTTTAAAACTTCGTGTGCATTTGAAGACACTTGTGGGGATGTCGCTTCGCCCCGTGTGGGTAAAGACATAACTACACCCACTCGTTTTTCTGCATCATCGTGACCAATGTATTCCATATACTTCTTTGCGGTTTCGATTAAGACAAGAACAGAACCACTTCCACTCCCACCTCCTGCACCAACACAAACAAAAACATGGTCTACATTGTTGCCATAAATTCTTCGCATAAGGTCAAATACATTTTGTTTATATTTGTTTGCCGCATCGTGGCCTTTTTCCATATTCTTTCCTGCACCTTGTTCTCCAACATTAAGAAGAAACTTTTGGTTTGCTGGCAAATCAAGTGTGTCTAAGTCATGACTAGAAGTATTTACTGCGATACACTTTTTATATCCTCGGTCATAGAATGCCTTTGCAATTCTTCCACCGCCCTGCCCAGAGCCAATCCATGCAAAAGTTTGTGAACCTCCCGATTCATCTTCAATTGCAGTTTCTTCATCATCTGGAATTTCGTAGTCTTCCAAATCAATATCTGGAATTTCCAAATCTGGAATCTGAATATCCAGTTCTTCTACTGGTTGTTCTTCTACTGGTTGTTCTTCTGTCATTTTTTTATTCCTTTTAGGGAAATATACCCTACCTGACCTTCTAGGAGCATACATGTTATTCCCAGTTTTTTGCGGCAGTAAAATTGGCTCTAGAAAATTCTAATCTATCCACTAATTTTATTGCATTATTTGAGGTATGGTCTACTGCTACAAATCCTTCAGGTGCAGTAGCCTCAAACCCATCTCCCTTTTTAATAAAAGTTCCGATGTTCTTTACAGTCTGTAATTTTGCAAGAATAACCAACTTAATTTCATTGAGCAAACTGTACAACTCAAATGCTAAGATGATGTTTGTTTTATTTTTCTTTAAAAATGCCATAGTTTGTTTCATTTCATTCTTTTTTCGTGATTTAGCAGTTTCCTGACTCAGTGTGTCAATTGCCTTAGTGTATTCACCTTCTATGTAGTCAACTAAACCTTGGTAGGTGTTGTTCATAGTACCTGCTCTGACATTTCTGTTGGAGTAAACCTTAATATATGCAACCAATTTAGTATTAGACATAAGAGAATCTAAAAATTTCTTGATTTTACCTATGGCTCGGCCGCCATTTCCAATCAGTGTGTCAAGGTCATCACTTTCAGTTTTTGTAAATGTTGCTGTTCCTGATGCATCTACAAAATTAGCATCCTGAAACCAAACTTTAGAAGTCTTTCTAAGAGAGGAAACATCAGGACTAAATGATGCCGACATGGAACTCATATCTGTTCCTGTATATTTTGTATGAAACACAATACCGATGTTTGCTCTTTTAACTTCTTTAGCAGAACCAGAATTAGAAGGAATGGCATAAGTGATAGTATTGGGAGTAAAGGTGATGTGGGTTTGACCATCAATTTTTTGAGTGGAAGTTTTACCTTTTGTGAACATGACATCACCCTGAAGAATGTCTTTGATACCTAAAAGTTTTAGATTTGCTAAGGCAACTTTAAGAGTATCAGATAATCCTTTTGAGTGTCCGTGATTCGCATCGATGTCAGCATTGGTATAATTAATCTTTGGAGTCTTGTTGAAAACACTTTTTGTTCCGACAAAGAACTTCTTATTTTCTGGATTGATACCACAGAAAACAGCAGGGGCACCATCCCATTTAACAGTAACATTGAAACTAGATGATGTGTTGCCACTTAACATGTCCAAAACAGACTCAGCAAATTTTAATGCATTGATACCACCCGAAGACCCGTCATTAAATATAGAATCTTCAAGATGCTCCATGTGAAGATTCTTGGATTCGTTTAGTAAGAATGTATTGAATGATTTCATTCAAAAATGTCCGTTGATTGTGTAACTTCTTTAATCTTTTCAATCTGTGAATCACACAATGCTGTTCTATCAGGCCAAAGGATATATTCCTTCTCTGGATTCTTCTTCAAATTATACAATAATGGAAGAGTTAACAATTCAAGTTCTTGCATCTTTTCTTTGTAGACTGCATTGAGTTGACATTTTCGTTCTTCTACTTCATCAATAACTGCACGAATGCTTGCACCTTGTTCTTGAATCGAAGCGAGAAGTTCAGTATTTTCCATTGCAAGAATCTGGTCTAACTTTTCTTCAATTCGACCATCGCCCGCTGTGCTAGTTCCTTCTGAACCTGCAACACCAGATAAAATCTGGTCTAATTTTTCTTCAAGTCGTTGAATGTCAAGACCATCAGCAGGAAAATCTTGGCCTTCGGTAGTTAATTTATCAACAAGAATATTTACCTTCGCTTCAATCTTCTCAAGAGACTCTTCCATCTCTGCTGAAACCTGAGTAACAACTTGGTCGGCTACATCAACGGGGTCAACAGGTGGAGTGACATCCGTATGTTGTGCTAATTCATCTGCATCTACCGCAGTGAAACCAAAATCAAAATTATCATATTCATTTGTCATGTTTTATTCCTTTTATGTAATTTGGATTGATATTATATGACCAATTTCAAACATCCGCATGGCAGCCAATGTGCTACTACCGAATGCTTTGTTGACCATAGTAACAACCTTACCTATTGACGAGGCCAACCACCTAAGAGCAGATTTAATCATCTCAGTAAAATCTGCTATTACTTGCTTACCCCAATCAACTGCTTTCTTTCCCATACTTCTAAGACCTTTACCTAAATCTCCTAGCCAATTTTCAAGAAGTTGCTCTTCTGTATGTTCTGCTAAGTAGGTTTTAATATATCCGTCAGCATACGCTTCACCGAAATCCTCACACCATTTATTTTCTTCTTCATTGAGGTTCACGAAATCGTTTCCGAATGCTTTTTCATTACAAGAAAGAACTTCTTCTTTAAAACAAGCCTTACCGATGCTCATTCTAATGGACCCCTTCTTAACTTTACCGAAGCCGGGAATTGGGTCAATTGGTCTACCACGGTCGCCGATTCTCCAAGATATACACTTTGCTAACTTCTTTGCATATGCACCATGTGGTCCACCAATAGGGTGGTATGTGCCCGTACCCTCTGTGGTCCAAGTTAACATATCGGTTGCACTCCCAAGTGTATTACGAAACTTATGAAATCCTGTGGCCATCTCCCACATCATATATTCGTGCAATGCAGGTTCATCAAGATAGTTCATAATCTTTTCATTAATTTCTGGCATAGGCATCAACCATACCGCTTTGACTGTTTCTATCTGGGCGTCAATGATTGGATTTTTAGCATTACCAGTTACCTTTTTCTTTATGGACTCTGGTGCTGTTGCAAAGAATTGAACGAATGCAGCCTTGGGGAGATTTCCAACCTTCGAATGGTTTTCTATTGTCTTTTCTGATTTGTCATCATAGAATGTTGTTTTATTTTTAAGATAATTAAATATTGTATTATGAACTTCTTTATTATTATCATATTGGTCGTGGTTTTTTCCTTTTAACATCCATGCTTCGACAGTAGAACTTCTTAACCCTGACCTGAAATCCCCCTCCATAGAGGCAACTTCAGAAGCAATTTTTGATTGAAGTTCTGGACTAATCGCTTTCATTAAATTATCATTGCCCTTTTTAAGTTCCGCTAGTGTAATGTCACCATGAAGAACCTTTGTCATAAATTGGTCGAAGTTCGGGGCATCTAATTTTCCACCAAACTTAACTCTTGAAGATGAAAATCCTCTATTAGATAAAACCTTATACATCAAAGCACTAATTACTTCTGGATTAAAATTATCACTTGGGGTTTTTTCACATGCATAATGAAAGATGGCGGCCGCCTCTCCCGATGTTGGTGTGGCAAGTTGAGCATTCTTTTGGTTCTTTATACTGACGGCTTTACCTCCAACGATAATATCAGTCTTCAATGTATCTGATATTGCACCGTACTTCGTATAAACTGTATCCAATCCATATTTCTTGGTTGGTAGGTTTGCTTTCTCTGCTATACCTAAATTCTTTGCAAGTTTATATCCTGCTTCCATGGCCGCAAGATTAAAATTAATTTGTTTTGTTTCAATTGTGGTGCCGTTGAACGCTGCCTTTTCGTTTAATACTCTGAAGGCCTTATCGTGACCAGTTCCTTTATTTCCAACAAGAGGTTTAATGCCCCATTTGCCGTTTGCCTCTGCCCATCTTCGGGTACAACCATAACAAATGTTTGCTTCAAATTTTGTAGAATCAAACTTTCCTGTTGCAGGCATACCACCTTTTGTGTCAAGTTCAATAGCGGCCTTGGCGTGGGATTTTGCTATAACACCACCAAAGTCCCAATCAGTTTTAGTAAAATTACTCAACTTCATAGTCCATTGACTTAATGGTAATTCCCCGTTCTTTGTTTTTGTCATTAAATCATCAATGGAAACGAGTTTTCTGTTCTCTTTATATTCCAGAGGCACCAGATTAGTTCTTCCTCCATCTTCGAATCGTTTGAAAATCGAAACCAATGATGACTTGTCACCCTTCTTAAATGCATCTTTTAAATCTTGTGCAAACTCTGGATGGACTACAACATCTCCAATCTTGGTCATGAATTTTTTCGAGAAACTACCCTGTGTGGAGGATGCTGTTGCCCTAGATTTCCAATCGCCCTTTTTATTTTCAATCTTTGCAATAAAGTTTAAGAGCCTTTGCTCTTTCTCTTTTCGTTGGTCTTCGCCTTTGCTATAAGACCAATAATTAAAAGTTGAGCCGACATCAATGCTTGTTTCGGTAAGATAATGTGTTTTAAATGATTTCATAACCGTCTCTCCATTAGTTTATATAGCATTCTTCCAACCCAAATTAATAAACGAAAGGTATTATAGATGATTCCCATACCCAAAACACCAACCAAAAAATACCATATCATATCATTCGCAATTTCTCTTGGAAAATAAGGAAACATGTAATATGTATGAAAAAATCCTTGGGGAAACCAAGGATTGATTCAAATTATCTACGAGGGCATCCGCCAGGGCCACATGGTGACCGTCTTTTCTCAGGAAACATCGGAGGCGGTAAATCCGCCGGTATAATAGGGAATGGTTCTGCTTCATTCGGTATCACTGGTTGAACATTTGTTAAGTCAACATTAGCAGCCACTTCGGTTGAAGTGCTAGTTCTATAACTTGAACGCCTGCTCCGATTAGGTTTAGTTTCTTTCTTCACCACCGTCTGCGATGGTTTTGGTGTTTCTACTTTTGTTGAAGCATCCACAATAGCAACAACTGCCGTGACTCCAAGCAACAAAAACGCACATGCTTTTACATTCATTTTAAAATCCTTTCACGATTAAATAAATCATATATTTCATCAATACGGCCGGTGGGACTCGAACCCACACTGGATGGATTTTAAGTCCATTGCCTCTGCCATTGGGCTACGGCCGCTCCATACAAAACACGCCTGGCAGGACTCGAACCTGCGACTTGCGGTTTAGAAGACCACTACTCTATCCAACTGAGTTACAGGCGCCTAGATTCATCTAAGTCTTTTCCCGTTTCCTTTTTTGGAAGTTCTGGATGCAGAGTTTCCTTTTTTTCTAAAAATCTTTGAAGTTCTGGGTCTTCCTACTGAAATTCTATTTGAAATTGATGGGTCGTGTCCACTATTCTTTGCCATTACTTAATCTCCTGTGATGGGTCCCACGGTGCGGGTCCATTACCATCATGCCATTGTACATTGTTCGATTCTTCAATCCAACTGTCATCTTGTGTGTGCAGATGTGCAAATGCATCTGCTTCTTTTCTCTTATCACCGAGAGTATATTTCTTATACTCTTCATATTCAATTTGATTCCACCTACCGAAGTTGAATTGGCCGGGCAGCCCACCCCTAGATAGACCAGAATAGAAATCTTTATCGATTGCCTTTTTCATAATAGAATAAACATCATTGAATGATTTATCATCAATGGTCCAGAGCCAATATTTGAATCCGTACTCTTCTTCGACTATAATTTTGAGTGACATAAACTAACAATATCCTTCGGTATTACCCGTATATTGTAACACATATCACAGGTGAGTCAAGAAATCTTTAAGAGATTTCCAACCTTTTTTGCTATGTCGCCTGTGCGGTCTACTCTTTTGCCAGCATCTTTTACTTTAATAGCCGATGAACCACGATTGATAATGATGTGGTATTCGCCATTTGCCACGGCGCCCTTTTCTCTACTAAAAAACAAATCGGTAAATCTTTCCTTTGAACCTTTAGCACTTTTGATAATCACATCATCTGGCAAAGTTCTACTTCTGGTTCTATTTCTTTCAAGAGCAATTTCAACATCAGTGAATACAAATACCACATGGATATTTTCGGCTTTGTATCCTGCGTGAACAAGCCCCTGTGATATCTTTTTAAATTCACCGGCAAATGAGAAGGTTCTATCGTAGATAATATTTGGCAATTCTGCCCGATTTGTTTTTTGAGTTACCAGTCTCGCTCTCTTGGAACTAATCTTTGTCTTAAGGATGTACTGATGCAACTTCTGAGAACCTTCTGGACTGTTGGGGTCGATGCCCTTTAAGTCCTTGAACGCTCCTAGGCCTTGCTGTGCCGCTCTTGAAATCAACTCTTTGGTGTCGTCAGGATTGAGAACTTTATAGGAAGAGGCATCAATGAACTTTTTAATTGCTGTAGATTTGCCAGAGGCAGCACCACCAACCAAGAATATAACTTGGCCATATTTGGCAGCATTGCTTGGGGCAATCCAAACCTCTTCAATATATTCTTTAAATGATTTCATCTGCCCATTTCAACCTTTTTAACTTTACCACCATTTGCAATAACATCCTTCTTGAACCTATCAACATATTTTTTTAATGTTCTTTTATCCTTCGCAGGCTTATATTGTACAGGAGGAATCATTGATTGCC